TTACGCCCCCTCGGGCGCCGGTTCGTCTACAGCCTTCCGTGCCCGGGGCACCACCGACACCACGCCCTCGGCGAGGGCGTCTTCCAGCTCCTGGAACATCACCATGTACGTATCGCTGGTGAGCTTGATCGTGGAGTGCCTGAGCTTCACCTTGGCGTCGTCGATGTCCCCGCCGGCCGCCTTCACCAGTCCGGCGCCGACGTGCCGGAGGGCGCGGAGAGTGATCGGAGGCAGACCCTCTTCTTCCACGATCCTCTCGAACTCGTCCGACAGCTTCTCCGGGTGGACCGGGCTGCCGTCGGGCTCGGTCAGGATGTAGCCGCTGTCGACCCAGGCCGGCGGTGAATCCTCCGGCTCCTGCCCGCTGGCGCGGCGCTCCTGCTGCGCCTTCAGGAGCGCGCGGCCTCCGGCGCGCTGCCGCTCCTCGTCTTCCAGGATCAGCCGCACCGTCTCCGCATCCAGCAGGACCGGCGCGGCTGATCCTTCCGTCTTGGGGTCGGACTCGGTCGGCGTCCACCCGTTCAGCGTGCGTTCCACCGCAATCCACAGGATGCGCGTGCGGGCGTCCAGGTCGATCCGCCGGGCGCCGGCCGCCTCACCGCGCCGCAGCGCGTGGTAGCCCTGCAACCGGTACCCGATGTAGTAGCGGCTCTCCTCGGCCGCGTCGAGGAACTGGCCGAGCTGGGTGGGCGTCCACACCATTACCGGCGACGGGACCTCGCCGGTCTCCCTCCACCGGGCGATGCGCTCCTCGGTCCACAGCAGACCCTTCGGGCGCTGCCCCCCGCTCAACTCCACGTACTCGGCCGCGTTGAACGTAAGCCCCGTCTCACGCTGCCGGGCGATCGCCGCGTTCAACGCGGTCCGCAGGCACGCCCGTATCCGCTGCTTCGTCGCCGGCCCGGTCAGCTTCATGAACGGCGGCATCCCGGCGAGCATGGCCCGCTCGGCCCGCAGACGGGCCCGCTCCGCCACGGCCGCCGGGACCTTCGATGCCGGCGGCACCTCGGGCAGGGACCACCGACACCGCTCGGCCTGGGCCTGCCGCCGCTCGTTGGCCGCCGAGATCCGCTCGTTCCGCGCGTCGATCGCCTCGAACATGTCGTCCAGGTGCGGCACCGCGAGCCGGCCCAGCCGGACGTGCCCGATGAGCGGCTTCAGGTGCACGCGGATGATGCTCTCGTAGCCCCGCGTCGTCTTGTCCTTGATCTTCTTCTTCGACTCCAGCCACTGGTCCAGCCACTCGCCGACCGTCAGCTTCGAGGAGAGGACCAGGCCGAGGTTCAACTGACGCCGCACGTCGTTGATCTCGGGGAGCGACGCCCGTTTGTCCTTGCTCACCTCTTCGAGGAGGTCACCGAGGCGGGTTTGCGCCTCGGTGTCGTCGCTCTCCGGCAGTGCCAGCAGGTCGCGCACCTTGTCGAGATCGGCCTGGGCCTCCTTCGCCGAGGCGTACCCGGCGCGGTTGAACGCCCGTCGCGTACCGTCCTCACGCGGCGGCAGCTCCTGGCGCACGCACCACACACCGTGCCGCTTGCTACTCAGCTTCGGGCACCCCTTGCCCAGCGGCCTGCCATCCTCGCCGCGGCAGTAACAGCGGCGGTATGTCGAACCCTTCACCGTTCATCCTCGGTCTTCTCCGGCTTGCGGCTGATGCGTTTCATCTCTTTCTCCGTCAGGCGTTGTGCACTGCTGCTACCTGCTACTGGGGGTAGATATTTCTTTCGGCGAGCGGCGGAGACCCACTTTGCTGCCGTCGAGTGAGGCGCCTTGAAATGGTTAGCCACTTCCCGAGTAGGCGGTGCACCCATATTCTCGGCCATTCGGTACGTCTGGGCCACCCCCCTGAGGAAGTCATCAGTGATTCGGTTACGCCGGCGTCGGGGGCTTGGGGCATCCCTGGCCTGCGCATATGCGTCGGATGCATGTTCTTGCAGGCGTTCAAGCCAGTCAACAGCAGACTTCGGTCGATACCAACCGTAGGCCTCGGCGGTCTTCCCCGAATCTGCTGGCCAGCCGTGGATCATGGGGTCGTCTGATGGCCGGCCGCCCTCTTCCATAAACCTAAGAAGATATTGGGTCATACAGTGGATACCCAAACGCCTCCACTTGTCGGGGCGAATGACCTTACGCACTCTCTCCAGTACGCGGGGGATGTCGTCGTAGGCGGCGCGGGCCTCGGACATCATGATCTCTCCCTCGAAGATCTGAAAGTTCAAGAACAGCGTGCACTCGCCGCCGCTTGGGTTTTCGGTGGGGGAGCTGCGGTGCGTGTACCAACTGTCCTCGGTTCCGATCACCAGGTGAAAGAACTCTGGCAGTAGAACGGGGCCCATTGGGATGAGTTCGGGCAACTCGGGGACGGTGTCGAGAGCGAACCATGGGTACGCGGCGTACCGCCAGCCCGGTGGGGGAGCGAGAGAAGCATCCATGTCCTCATGGTGCCCACTCTGGCAAGGACTTGGCAAGGCGAACTTGAAGAGAATGGCTAGCCACATGGGGCGCCAGATTGCCGAATGGCAAGGGTATGGCTAGGGTGTGGGCATGGCTCAAGCACACGCCTTGCGGCTCATGGAAGTGCGCGCCGCTGTCCGCAGTGGGGAAGCGCAGCGCTTGCGGGTGGCAGCTCAGCTCTCGATTGGCGAGGTCGCCCACGCCTGCGGGGTCGACCAATCCACCGTTTGGCGGTGGGAGAAGGGGAAGCGCCGTCCGCGCGGGAGCGGGGCTCTGGCGTATGCCGGGCTGATCGCCTCGCTGCGCGAGCGTTCGGCCACCACCGAAGCGAGGCCCGCATGAACGCTCCGAGTGCGCCGCTCACCATCGGCGAGCTGTACGACCAGCCGCCGCTCATGCCGGTCTGGCCCACGTTCGGCCGTGACGTCCTCGGGCTGTCGCAGTCCGGGACGTACAAGTTCCTCGCCGAGGGCCGGCTGCCCGTCAAGGCATTCCCCGTGGGGCGCCGACACGTCGTGCGCACCGCCGATGTCCTCGCCTGGCTCCACCTGCCCACCAACCGCGACGGCGCCGGGGTTGCCGCCCCGACGCCGTCTGTCGAGAACGACCCAGTCCGTACCCAGTCCTAACCAAGCAAGACGGCGGCGCCGGGGCGTCGTCGGGGTTGCCGCCCCGCCGAGCCCGTTCGCGCCGCCGCCGGAAAGAGAACGTCCTCGTGACCAACCATACCCACCGGGCGTCAACGGTGACGCCGTACCCGACGCATGGCGCGACCCCACCGCGCACCACCCCGACCGGCGCCACCCAGCCGGACGCGGTCACCGTCATCAACCTGTCCGCCGGCGCACTGCACTCCGTCCTCGTTGACGGGCAGCCGCACATTGTCCTGAAGCCCGCCATTGAGGCCCTGGGGCTGGACTACCGGACGCAGCTGCGGAAGCTGAAGACCCGCACCTGGGCAGTTGTGGGCGAGCGGCCCACAACTGGAGCCGACGGCAAGACCTACGACATGAAGGTCACCCCCGTCCGCACGTTCCTGATGCTGCTGGCCACCATCAACGAGAACAACGTGGCCGAGAACGTCCGCCCCACTCTGGTCGCCTTCCAGAACGAGACCGCCGACGCCATCGAGGCGTACTGGACGCAGGGCGGGGCGATCAACCCGCGCGCCACCGCAGACCAGCTCGACACCATCATCGGCCGCGCCAAGGCCCAGGCCGAGGTGCTGCGCGTCCTCGACGGCATCGTTGACCCGGCGTGGCTCGACGCCAAGGCCCGCCATGTTGCCGCCCGTGCCCTCGGTGAGGAGCCCGAGGTCGACCCCGGCCGGCGGCCCCTGACCGTCGGCGAGTACCTGGAGGACAAGGGCGTCACGGGTGAGGCCCTGCGCTCCCTGTCCACCACCTTCGGGAAGCGCCTCAAGCGCGCCTTCCGCCAGCGGTACGGCACCGACCCCGGCAGGACGGAGCGCTTCGTCTCCGGCGCCCTGCGCGAGGTCGCCGCCTACACCGAGCAGCACCGCCCCCTGTTCGACACCGTCTGGTCGGAGGTCGCCCGATGAGCATCGACACCACCCACGCGCCCGCGACCGAGCCCACCCCCCAGGCCGGCCGCCCCGCGACCCCCTGCACCACCTACCCGTGGTGCACCGCCACCGGCGACCACGACCGCCACACCAGCGCCCGCGAGGTGCTGAACGGGGTCGCGGACCCGGTCGGCGGCTTCATCACCCACTTCGTGGAGAGCTACCTGTTCGACGCCGACGGCGCCGGCGACGTGCGCGGTGTCCTGATCGGCGGTGACCACCTGGAGCTGACCGGCGACCAGATGCGCGAGCGGGCCAGCGAGCTGCACGCGTTCGCCAACCAGGTCACCGCGCTGGCCGCGCAGCTGGACGCCAGCCGCCGCGCCGACACCCCCGCCGAGACCGAGGCCCACACCTGGACCCTCACCGTTGACGGCGGTACCTCGATCACCGGTTACCGCCCCGCCTGGGCGAAGAACGACCCCAGCCGGGACGTGACCGCCGAGCGCATCGGCGCCGTCCTGTCCGACCTGGGCATGTACCGCTACTACGACGGCTCGGCCGGTGTCCCCGTGTTCCACGCCGCCGACGGAGACCAGCCGGCCGGACCCCTGGGCCTGCCGATGCTGCGAGCCGTCATGAACGTCCACCCCTACCGCGAGGCCGCCCAGCAGCAGCCCACCGTCGACGTGGAAGTGCTCGGCGATAGCGACGAGTGGATGGAGAACCTGACCCCCGAGCAGCTGGCCGACGTCATCGCCACGGTGCGCGCCCAGTGCGACCGCTTGGACCAGGTCCACACCGACCTGATCGCCGCCCGCGCCGACTGGGAGGCGAACGCCCGATGAGCGACGTCACCGACTACTTGGGCTTCGCCGGCCTCGTCGTCGCCCGACAGGCCGACCACCTGCTGGACGAAGGACCTGTCCAGCAGACCATCACCGTCGCCCGCCGGATCGCGCGCTTCGCGAAGAACACCCCGCTGACCCCGACCAGCGGCAAGGTCCGCGACCTCGCCGGATTCGGCGAAGCCCCCGTCCACTACCGCCACGACGACACCGACTACCTGCTGCTGTCCGAGATCGCCGAAGCCCTCGGCTGGCCCCTGCCCCGCGCCCACACCTGGGCCGACAGCGACCACGCCTGGGCCGTGCGCGAGCAGCGCCGCACGGACGAGGAGCGCGGCGACGGCCAGCTCGGGCACGACCTGCTGCGCGGCCTGGTCGACCTCGGCCTGGCCCTCATCCTGGACGACCCCGAGGCCCGCCCCGACGCCGGCGGACGCCGCTGGTCCCTCGGCGGTGACTGGCTCGTGGCCGACCACCGGCTCCCCGCTCTGCTGCTGGTCAGCCCCTGGGGCGCCGAGTTCATGGACAACACCAGCGACCACTTCGGGATCGTCCTGCGGCAGACCTATGGCGACGCGTTCGGCGACCTGTTCCACACCGACCTGACCGAAGAGGAAGCCCTGCGCAAGGCCCGGCGCGGCCCCGCGCTGGGCGACGCCCCGGAAGGGGGCAGGCCATGACCGGGCCCCAGGTGACCCTCACGGTGGAGATCGACCTCACCGGCCCCGGCGACTGGCGCGAGCAACTGCGCCACCAGGCCCGCCACATCCCGCCCGGCGCGGCCGTCGACGTGCGGCTGCCCGACTACCTCGGGCCCGGGCTGGAACCGGCCATCGCCGGCCACCTCGCCCCCGTCGCCAGCCGCATCAACCTCCGGATGGCCGGCGGCACCCCCGGCGGCAGCTGGCTCCTGGCCGGCGTCATCGCCGCCACCCGCGAACACGCACCCCCCGTGCCCCGCACCGGGTGACCCACCGCGCGCCGCCGCCGAGGGGTACTCACTTCCCGAGTACCCCTCGGCTACTCACTTCCCGAGTACCCCTCGGCGGCCCGCGCATCACGAACACCCCAGTCGGCACCCCAGATAGCGAGAACCCGTTCGTGAACACCCCCAGCACCCCAGCCGCATGGCCGGACGGCGAGAGGCGGTCGCCGTGAGCCTCGACGCCATGGATTGGGTGTGGAAGCACGCCCAATCGAAGGGGAACGCGCGCCTCGCGCTGCTGTACGTGGCCGACCAGGTACGCACCCAGGCGTGCGAGGAGCGGCTCAGCCAAGGCGCCTTCATGAAGGCGCTCAACGCGTCGCGCAACACGGTTCGGGCGGCCGTCCATGAGGCAATCGAGGCGGGCGAACTGGAAGAGAAGGAGCCCGCCGTCGGACGCCGCGCGGCGCTCTACCGACTGCCCAAGGCGGCGGGTTACCTGCGGATGCCCCAGCACCGTAGCGGGTCAGAAGTTGACCCCCTACGAGGGCAGGGCGAAGGGCGTAGAGGGTCAGAACTTGACCCTCAAGCCCCCCGTAGGGGGTCAGAGGTTGACCCGCTACGAGATCAGGGCTCTGCGGCTAGAGGGTCAAAGGTTGACCCTCAAGCGGACCGTAGCGGGTCAAAGGTTGACCCCCCTTACCCAACTACTCCCAGAGAGCTACGAGAGAGCGCCGGGGCGGTCGACAACGACCGCTACCCGGATCAGGTGCTGCCCCTCGTCCACGCGATGAGCGCCAGCGGCCTGGACGTCCGCTGGCCGTTCCGTGGCAACGAGTGGTTCCCGATCATCGCGCTCATCAAGGCGTGCGGGGTCAAGGCGATGGTCGAACACGCCCACCGCGCCGCCGCCAACGCCCGCACGCCGGTGACGTCCGCCAAGTACTTCCTCCAGGGCTGGCGCGAGCTCCCCCCCGCCCCGCCCGAGGGCACCCCCGTCTATCGGCCCACGCCGCACTCGCGGGCCGTAGGCGCCCCTTACAGCAGCCCAGAAGACCGAGGGATTTTCTGATGACGACCGAAATCACCTGGGACCCGGCCCTTGACGGGCCGCTCGACGGGCCACCCGAGTTGGGTCGCGCCCAGCCCCACGATCCCGTCGCCGAGCAGAGCGTCATCGGCGCCTGCCTGATCAGCCCGCCGGCGTGCCGCGAGATCCTGGACATCCTCAACCCCAGCGCGTTCTACGAGAACCGCCACACGGTGATCTTCAACTGCATTGGCCGGATGCACGCCCGTTCCGAGCCGATCGACCCCATCACCGTCACCAAGCACCTGGCCGACGCCGGCCAGTTGGCGAAGATCGGCGGCGCCGGCTATATCCATCAGCTCGTTCAGGTGGTGCCCACGGCAGCCAACGGCGAGTACTACGCCGAGATCGTTGAAGACCGCTACCTGCGCCGCGAGTTGATCAAGCTCGGCACCACCGTTGCCACCATGGGGTACGCCACCGACGACGACACCTACACCCTCGTCGAACGCGCCGTCGGCATGGCCCGCGAACTCCGAGACCGCGGCCAAGCCACCGACGACCTGCCCACCGAAGACCTCCTCGACTTCGTCCAGCATGAGGACACCTACGACTGGCTGATCCCGGGACTGCTGGAGCGCGGGGACCGCCTGATCCTCACCGCCAGCGAAGGCGGCGGGAAGTCCACCCTGCTACGTCAGATCGCCGTGTGCACGGCCGCCGGACTGCACCCGTTCAACCCCCGCCAGCGCACCGAGCCACTGAAGGTGCTGGTCCTCGACTGCGAGAACGGCGAGCCGGCGTCCCGCCGCAAGTACCGGCCGCTCCTGAACTCGGCCGAGCGAGAGCGCCGCGGCCTCAAGCGCGGCCAGTTCAGCATCGAGTGCCGCCCGGCCGGCGTGGACCTGACCCGCCCGCAAGACCGCGCCTGGGTGATGCGCCGCGTCGAACGCCTCATGCCCGACGTGCTGATCATCGGCCCCGTCTACCGGCTGCACGCCGGCAACCCCAACGACGAAGAGCTGGCCCGCAAGGTCAGCGTGGTCATCGACGAGGCGCGCGCCACGGCGAACTGCGCCGTGCTGATGGAGGCCCACTCCCCACACGGCAGCGCGATCGGCCCCCGCTCCCTGCGCCCCCTCGGCAGCTCGCTGTGGATGCGCTGGCCCGAATTCGGCTTCGGCCTACGCCCGGTCGAGGACGAGAAGAGCGCGACCAACGAACCAGGATGCCGAGGCCGCCGGGTCATCCCCTGGCGCGGCATGCGCGACGAACGCGAATGGCCCCAGTTCGTCCGGCAGGGCGACAACTGGCCCTGGGTGCCCTACCAGCCAATCGACCTCAAGGACGGCCACTCGCCGACGGGAGCGATCTGGTGACCCGCCACGCCACCACCCCCACACCGTAACCCTCGGTGACCCGGACCAGCCGCCGGGCCACCCGCACCCGCCCCGATCCGCAACCACCCGAGGAGGACTGACCGATGGCCCAGTGCGGACTCTGTGAACGCGACCTGGCCGGCGACCGCGCCGAGCACCACCTGTGCGCCGGCTGCACCCGCGCCACCGCCGAACGCCTCGCCCGGCTCCCCGCGCTCCACACCGTGCTGGGCGCCTTCCTCGCCCCCGCACCGCGCCCCGCCGGTGCGGGCAGCACACGGCCGGCCGAGGCCCCGCTGCCGGTCGACGAGACCGTGCTCAACCTCCGGGGCCCCGGAGGCATCGTCGGCGTCCTGGAAGACTGGCGCGCGGCCCTGCACGCCGACCTGGAGTGGGAGCCGCCCCGCATCACCGGCACCATCACCGACCGCGTCACCGCCGCCGCCAACGGCCTGGCCGTCAACCTCCCCTGGATCGCGAGCAGCTGGCCGACCGCCGGCGACTTCGCCCGCGAGATCCGCGACCTGGAGCACGCGGCCATCAGCATCGTGGACCCCACACCCCGCCAGCGGCGCCTCGGCCACTGCCTCACCCCCACCGCCGACGGCACCCCGTGCGGCGCCGTCGTCCACGTCACCCAGGGCGCCACCACCGCCCGCTGCCCCTGGTGCGGAACCCACTGGCCCCCCGCCACCTGGGGCACCCTCGCCGCCCACCACAACCCCGAAGAAGCCCACGCGGGGCACGCGCCGGCGGAACAAAGCGTCACGCTCGGTCGTTGACCGAGCGGTCGCCGTGACGAACGCCTCGAAGGGAACCCAAAGTTGAGTGACTTCTCCACCCGAGCAGCCGCGATCTTCGGCACCAGCGGGAGTCGAGTCAACTGGCCGTCAGCCTTGTTCACGGAGATCGAATCCGACGTCATCTCCGCGCAGAACCTAGTCGTCGAGTGGGCCGAGCGCCATGGGCTCCGTCATGCCAGCTCCGAACGGGGCTGTTGCCCACATTGGCTTCAACACGAGGATGACGGGTGTGTTGACCTCGAAGGATGTCAATTCCACTGCCTGCGACACGTGAGGGATGATCCGTGGAGGTTCGCGCGGCACAAGTGGCTTAGGGCCGGCAGGCCAGCCGTGCTGACCAGCGAGGTCGAAGCGCCCTACAGTGGAGCCATCCCCACTCTCAACGCTGGCCAGCGATCTCTCTTGGACAGCTGGCTTGCCAGAGACCCGCGTCTTCGAATTACCACCGGCACGGGCTGGAACCAGCGCGGAACGTTGCAGATCATCACGTGGCGCGCCGATCGGATCGCCAAAGTCACCACAGCCTCTGCCTGTTGATCTGCCGCGCCCCACAGAAAGACGCTGGCCTCATGGAGCCCCTGTTCGTCCCGCCCGGGTACCTCACCGCCCACCAGGTCGCCGCCCAGCTCGGCATCGGACTCCCCGCCGTCCGCCAGCTGGTGCGGCGCGGCCACCTCCACCACGCCGGCGGCAGCCCCCGCCAGCCCTACTACGCCTGGCCCGACGTCCAGCAGCTCATCCGGGCCCGCGCCCGAGTACCCGAGGCAGCTTGACCAGCAGCAACACGTCGTGTAACCATCTTTCCGGAGACGTATGCCCGAAGGGCCTCGCCGGTGCGCCGGCCAATGCCTGCGGCAGGTTCGGAGACTCATACGGAGCGGGTGAGCTGCCCCTCTGCTTCCGCTGCCCAGGTATCGACCGCGTCGGCGAGTTGCTGCACCGCGCGCCTTGCGTTTATGGCCATGGCTTCACCTTGATCAGTCAGTACATTCATTCGCATAGCACGAGCATCGTTGACGATCGCCGCCGCCATCTCCCTGATGTTCTCTGCGGTCTCCACGAGTGCAGGTGGACCAACCAGGCGCATTTGCGAACGGGTTCGGGTTAGGTCGTCAACGCAAGCCTGCATGTGGTCGCTGGCTGCCACAAGGTCCTCGTGAAGCGCGCGATCGCCGAGACTCAACTGGGCGAGGAACTTGTTGATCGCTAAGGTCATCTCCTCGGCCGCAGAGAGATGGTTGAGGTAGATCTCCTGGCGCCGGAGCCTTTCGGTCTCGCGCCGTTGGCCATCGAGTTGGAGCAACACTGCGTCAACCGTGGCCTTTGCCTGGTAACGGCCAGTTCGGTAGCCGACCACTGCCCCAATCACTGCGCCCACCGCGCCTATGCCGGCCCCTATGAGGGCCGCTATCTCTGGACTCACTCACCCGATGCTGCCAGCGGGTTCCGCATGCCGACGTGCTCTTGGCCAAACAGAGACCACCCTGGGCGGGTGGAGCGGGAGATGGTCAGCGCCGCCCTCAACGTGCAACTCGACGGCTGGTACGGCGACTCGAACGGCAGCGTCCCGGGCATCAAACCGTAACGCCGCTACCTCTCCCCTCTCGCGCCGTCAGCATCACAGGCTGGTCACACCCCCAACACCCGCTCCCCGTATACGGAATGCTCGGCACATGACCCGCATCCGCATACCCCTCCTCGCCATCATCACCGCAGCCGCACTCGCCCTCACCGCCTGTTCCGATGACGACGCCGAGCCGACCCGAGCTGGCGACCGGACAGCGCCACCCTCCGGGGAGGCAGTCACAGAGGACCCAGCCACAGAAGAGGAACCCGCCCCCGTAGACGAGCCCCAAACCGCCCCGGGTATGCCTGATGACCTCGCGTGGGGCGACACCCACAACTGGAACGACGGTGTCAGCCTCACCATCGCGGGCGTCACCCAGGTGCCGGACGCCGACCTCGGAGAGTTCGACCGCGAGTTCATGACGGACGGCCACACGCCACTCGCTGTCCAGGTCGCCATCACCAACGACGGTGAAGCGCCCCTCGACCTGATGGAGTTCTCCTTCCTCGTCAACGGCGCCACCACGGGCGGCGAAGCCGAATCCCTCTTCCTAGAGGGTGACGTCTTCCTCGAAGGGCGTCTCGCCCCCGGACAGACGCGGGACTACACCGACCACGTCTCCTTCGACATCGGCGAGTACGGCAGCGACATCACAGTTGAAGCGATGCGCTTCTACGACGGCATGGACTTCGACCACCCCATCTGGGTAGGCACCATCCAGTAACTGACGCCGGCCGGGCATCGCCCCACCCTGGCCGGCCAATACGACTCCCCGCCGCGCTCGCTTCGGTCCCCTCCGGCGGCGCGGCGGGGCCCAAATCGCGAAGGGGGTGGGTGATGAACAACCCCCGTAACGGCAGGCCCTACAGGCGGCTGTGTGCCGCCCAACGCGCCCTGGGGCTGCCCTGCTGGCTCTGTGGCTGGGAGATCGACTACCAGGCCGATGCGCGCGCCCGGGAGTCGTTCACGCTCGATCACGCGGTGCCACTCTCGCGGGGCGGCCCGCTGCTGGACCCCGCCAACGCCCGCTCCGCGCACCGGGCGTGCAACAGCTCGAAGGGCAACCGCAGTTCGTTGAAGACCGTGCGGACGTCGCGTCGGTGGTGAGACGATAGCGGCATGGCGAAGTGCGACCTAGAGCAGCAGGTCAGACAGCTATCTCAGCTGGTGTCATCCCTGGTGGAGCGTCACGTGGAGTTCGTTGGCACTGTGACCCCACATCTCCCGCCCGCCGCCGCTGACGAGGCCGCCGAGCACGCCAGGCACCTCGCCGTCGACACCTTGGCGCGGCTGACGGAGATCACCGTCTGAGGACGAACGGGGTGCCGTGGTGCTGTACGTCGTCACCGGCCCACCCACCGCCGGCAAGTCCGCGTGGATCACGGGCCGGGCTCGGCCCCGAGACATCGTCATCGACCTCGACCGCATCGCGCTGGCCCTCGCCGGCCCCGGAGCAGACGACCACGACCACGACCCGCACCTGCTGCGCGTCGCCCACAAGGCCAGGTTCGCCGCCATCAAAGAGGCCACCCGCATTTCAACGGGGGAAGGCCAGTCGAACCCCCCCGAGCAGCGACCCGACGTCTACCTGATCCACACCCAGCCCAGCGTCAAACAGCGGGCCCGCTACCACAGACAGGGCGCCCGCATCATCGTGGTGGACCCCGGCCGCGACATCACCATGGCGAGGGTGCGGCAGCTGCGCCAGCCCAGCATGGAACGGGTAGCCGCCCGCTGGTACGAACAGCACACCCACACACCACGCGGTGCGACCGTCGTCAACTCACGCGGTTCACGGAACTGGTAGGGCGCCACGCAACGTGACATGGGACCGCCGTTTTCAGAGACGGCCCCACCCGGCAGCGCCCACGCGCCCCGGCCCGGGTGGTGCACCGCACCATCACGCACAGCCATTCAGACCGCGATGCGACGACCCACATAGCGCAGCGTGAACCAACCCTTGAGCGATTCACTTAGCGTCAACACAGCTGTGACTGTGCGCTATGGGAGGGGGGTGGGTTGCTCCACGTGGAAACGCCGACGTGGGCGACCCAACCGCCCTTCTCGCCCGGTTTTTTGCGCGGGCTCTGTGAAAGATCACCGGCGACAGAAGGTGATGAAAAACAGGTAACGCAGCGTCACCCCAACCCTGGTGACGCTGAGTGAGGGGGCGGCGGTGAGTGAAGCGTGGCACCGCACGAACGACGAGATCACCGCGCTGGGTGTGGCAGATTCCGCCCCGGGTCTGGTCGCGGTGGCGCTGTCGCTGGCCGAGCAGCTGGATCGGTGCGAGGCGCCGACGTCGGCGGCCGTGGTCGCCCGCGAACTGCGGGCCACGCTGCTGGAGTTGCGGAAGCTGGCGCCACCGGCTGAGGAGGGGGACGCGCTCGATGAACTCGCCAAGCGTCGCGCCGAGCGCCGCGCCAGCGGAACCGACGGCTGAGCGGCTGCTCGGTCACCAGCGGCCCCGGATCGAGACGGTTCCGGGCACGGGGTTGTCCTCGGCGGGCCAAGAGGCGGTCGAGCTGGCGTCCATGGCCGGGCTGGAGCTGGACCCGTGGCAACGCTATGTGCTGGATCAGGGCATGGCCGAACGCGCGGATGGGGACTGGGCCGCCTTCGAGGTGTGTGTCAACCTCCCGCGCCAGAACGGCAAGGGCGCGGTGATCGAAGCGAGGGAGTTGGCGGGGCTGTTCCTGCTGGCCGAGCCGTTGCAGGTCCACACCGCGCACGAGTTCAAGACGGCGAAGGTCGGCTTCAAGCGGATCGAGTCGTTGATTACTAACTGTGACTCGTTGCGGAAGCGGGTCAAGGCCGTGCGGTACACCACCGGTGAGGAGCAGATTGAACTGCTGGCCGGGCCGGTGCTGCGGTTCCTGGCCCGCTCCGGCGGTTCAGGCCGGGGCTTCACCGGGAACACGATCTTCTTCGACGAGGCGATGATCCTCGGTGAGGATGCGATGGGCGCGCTGTTGCCGACCATGGCGGCGGTGCCCAACCCGCAGGCGTGGTACTTGGGTTCGGCTGGGATCGGCGCCTTGTCGGGGCAGCTGGCCCGCCTGAGGGCCCGCGCCCTCAAGGCCCTGGCCGAGGGGCGACCGGACCCGAGCTTGGCGTACTTTGAGTGGTCGATCGATCCGCACGCGGACGAGTGCCCGGAAGGGTGCGCGGAGCATGACGACATCGAGAGCTTGGAGTCGGCGGCGCGGGCGAACCCTGCGTTGGGCATCCGGCTGACGCCGGAGCACGTGCAGCGTGAGCTGCTGTCGATGGGGCCTCGGGTGTACTCCCGGGAGCGCTTGGGTGTGGGTGAATACCCGTCCGAGGGTGACGCCACTTGGGCGGTTATCGCCGAGGAGGCGTGGCGGGCCTTGGCCGATGGCGAGAGCCGGCCAGCCGACCCGGTGCGGTTCGCGATCGATACCACCCCGGAACGCAGCTTCTCGGCGATCGCCGTTGCTGGCACGTCGGGTGAGCAGTTGCACGTGGAGATCACTGACCACCGGCCCGGTACGGACTGGGTGGTGGCGCGTGCTGTTGAGCTGCAAGAGCGGTGGAACCCGGCGTGCTGGGTGGTGGACGAGGTCGGGCCGGCCGGCTCACTGATTCCGGCGCTTCGGGCGGCGGGTATCGAGCCGGTCTGCCCGAAGTCCCGCGAGGTGGCCCAGGCGACGGGGCAGTTCATCGACGACGTGAAGGCCGGCCGGCTGGTGCATCTGGATCAGCCGATGTTGGCCGCCGCGCTGGCGGGCGCTCAGTTGCGGACGCTTGGTGACGCGAGCGCGTGGGCCCGGCGCGGGCTGAGCGTGGACATCTCCCCGCTGGTGACGGTGACGCTGGCGGCGTGGGCGTTGCGCACGTGGGAGCCCGAGCCCGAGCCGGATGTCGAACCGATGGTGGCGTGGGGGTGATCCGGTGCGCTGGGTGTTGACCGCTGTGGCGGCGGGGCTGTACGGGCTGGGCTGGGTGGCCGGCGTGGTGGTGACCGGGGTCGGGTGGACGGCGGCGGCCGTGCGCGTCGGGTGGGCTGAGGCCCGCCGGAAGGGGCGGTAGCCGTGGGCTTGTTGGAGAAGATCCGCGCGGCCCGGGGCGGGAAGAGCTTCGAGCCCGCCGCACCGTTTTGGGATCTGGACGCGTTCCGGCACTCCCTGACGGGCGGGCTGATGTCTGACCGGGAGCAGATCGCGCATAGCTTCGAGGGCTATGTGGAGGCGGGCTACAAGCGCAACGGCCCGGTGTTCGCGTGCATCCTCGCACGTCAAAGCGTTTTCAGTGAGGCGCGGTTCCAGTTTCAGCAGATGCGGTCGGGCCGGCCGGCCGAGCTGTTCGGCACCCCCGACCTGAGCTTGTTGGAAACCCCGTGGCCGGGCAGCACTACGGGCGAGTTGCTGGTGCGGATGGAGCAGGACGCGTCGCTGGCGGGCAACAGCTACTGGACGACGGCGGATGACGCCGGCCGGTTCGGTCGGTCTGCGACGGGCCCCGGCCGGCGGTTGGCGCGGCTGCGGCCGGACTGGGTGTCCCTGATCACCGGCTCGCACTCCGGCAACCCCTACGCGTTGGATGCGCGGGTGGTGGGCTACCTGTACTCGCCGCGCTCCACCCTGGCCACCGGCGGGGTCGGCACGGGCGACGGCGAAGTGCTGTTGCTGCCCGGCGAGGTGGCGCACTACGCGCCGATCCCCGACCCGGCCGCCCGCTTCAGGGGCATGTCGTGGTTGACGCCGGTGTTGCGGGAGATCAGCGCGGACGGCGCGGCGACCGCCCACCGGGATTCGTTCTTCCGCAACGGCGCCCGCCCCAGCATGGTGGTGAAGTTCGATCGGGAGACCAACGCCGAGCGCTTCGACCAGTTCGTCAGCCGTTTCAAGGCGTCGCACCAGGGCGTTGAGAACGCCTTCGGCACCCTGTTCCTCGGCGGCGGGGCGGACGTCGTACCGCTGACGCACGACATGAGGCAGTTGGAGTTCACCCAGACCCAGGGCAAGGGCGAGGCCCGGATTGCCTCGGCGGCCGGCGTCCCACCGAGCTGGGTCGGGTTCTCCGAGGGCATGCAGGGCAGCGCCCTGAACGCCGGCAACTTCACCGCCGCGCGGCGGCGGTTCGCGGACGGAACGATCCGCACGCTGTGGCGGCAGGCTGCCGGGGCGCTGGCCGTGCTGGTGAACGTCCCTGCCGGGGCGCGGTTGTGGTTCGACGCGCGGGACATCGCGTTCCTGCGGGAGGACCGCAAGGACGCCGCCGAGATCGCCGGCCGCCAAGCGTCGATGATCCGCACGCTGACCGATGCCGGGTACACCCCAGCGAGCGTGACGGCTGCGGTGATGGCCGAGGACTGGACGCTGTTGCAGCACACGGGGTTGTTCTCCGTGCAGTTGCAGCCACCGGGCACCAGTCAGCCCGCTCCGGCACCGAACCCTGAGGAGGGCGAGTGATGGACACCAAGACCCTCCGAGGGGTCGAGATCAAGAACGAGGATCGCGGGGAGGTGACCGCGGTGTTCGCCACGCTCGGCGTGACAGACCACGACGGCGACGTGACCCGGGAGGGTGCGTTCACCGACGGGGCGAAGGTCGCGATCTCCGCCTACGGCCACGCCTCGTGGGGCGCCGCGCTACCGGCCGGCAAGGGGGTGATCCATGTCCGCGGGGACGAGGCGGTGTTGGATGGCCAGTTCTTCCTGGCGACCGCGCACGGGCGGGACACGTTCGAGACCGTGAAGGCCCTGGCCGAGGACGGCCTTGGAGAGTGGTCTTACGGCTTCGACATCGACGAGTACGCGTTCGGTGAGCACGACGGCCGGCATGTGCGGTTCCTGGACCGCGTGACGGTGCACGAGGTGTCGCCGGTACTGCTGGGTGCCGGGGTCAACACCCGCACCCTGGCGGCCAAGAGCCGCAACCAGACGTTCGCCGAGGAGGGCGACGCGGTCCTGGCCGCAGTCACCGCCTACGGCGAAAGAGCCGCTGACGTCTTGGCGATGCGGCTGAGCAAGGGCAAGGCGCTGGGCGGGGACTCCCGCGCGCTGCTGGCCAAGGTTCGCGCCGAGCTGGCGCGGCTGGATGGCCTGTTGGACCAGGCCGAGCCCGAGACATCAGACGAGGCGGCCCTGGCCGACGTGCAGCGGGAATGGCTGCGCGCGGTGGCCCGGGGCCTGTGAGCCAAGGAGAAAAGGCGACATGACGACGTTCCCTGCGCTGGATGAGGCGCGCGGCAAGCTGGACGACCGGCGCAAGAAGCTCAAGGCGATCTTCGATGAGGCCGGTCCCGAGATGGACATGGCCAAGGTCAAGAGCGTGGACGGTGACACGGCCGCGAAGGTCGGCGCGATCCGGACGCTCAACGAGGAGATCGACGCCATCGCGATCGAGGTCGAGGGCTACGAGGGTGTGCTGAAGGCCGCCCGCGCCGCCCAGTCCACCGACGACCCTGAGGGCAAGGGGAGGGAGACGGGCGACGGCGCCCGCCCGGCCGCCTCCGGCCGCAAGGAGGCCCGCCGCGGGCTGGGTGAGCTGTTCACCGACTCGGTTGCATACAAGGGCCGCACGGGATCCGGTAACGGCCCGGTGGCCCATCTCGACATCGAGCTGAAGGAGCTGTTCGAGACGGGTGCCGGCTGGGCGCCGGAGACCACGCGCACCGGCCGAGTGGTGGAGTATGCGACCCGCCCGATCCAGGTGATCGACCTGATCCCCTCGGGCGCCACCGGCCAGTCGGCGGTGGTGTACATGGAGGAGACCACCTACGACAACGCCGCGGCCGAGACCGCCGAGGGCGGGACCTACCCTGAGGCCGAGCTGGCGCTGTCCGAGCGCTCCAGCCCGGTACGGAAGATCGCCGTGTGGCTGCCCGTCACCGACGAGCAGCTGGAGGACGAACCCCAGGCCCGCGGCTACGTGGAGCGCCGGTTGCCGTTCATGGTGCGCCAGCGTCTCGACTCGCAGATCCTCGTCGGCAACGGCACCGCCCCCAACCTGCGTGGGTTCCTGAACATCGTGGGCATCCAAACGCAGGCCAAGGCCACCGACCCGATCCCCGACGCCGTCTACAAGGCCATGACCAAGGTGCGCGTCACCGGCCGTGCCACGCCCGGCGCGGTGGTGATGCACCCGAACAACTGGCAGTCGGTGCGGCTGCTGCGTACCTCCGACGGGGTCTACATCTGGGGATCCCCCAGCGAGCCGGGTCCGGAGCGGATCTGGGGTCTGCCGGTCGCCCAGGCGGACGGCATCACCGAGAACACCGCGCTGGTCGGCGATTTCGCCGGCTACTCCGAGTTGACGACCCGGCGCGGCATCGACGTCCAGGTCTCCAACAGCCACGGCACGTTCTTCGTGGAGGGCAAGCAGGCTGTGCGCGCGGACATGCGGGCGGCGCTGGTGGTTTACCGGCCGACCGCGTTCTGCACCGTCACGGGCCTGGGCGCCTGACCAACCACCCCCGAAAGCCGAGGCAACCAGCCGTGGTTGCCTCGGCCTCACCATGCAGGAAGGGAGCACCCCCGTGGGGATCATCGAGGGGTCGATGCCGCGCGACGCGATCCGGCAGGCGGTGGTGGCCGGCGACGATGCCGGGGAGATCACCGTGTCCGGCATCAAGGGCCGGGATCGGCTGGTGTCGGTTCTCCAGGCCACTGAAGGCGATGAGGCCCTGACCGGTATCACCGACTTGTCCGCCGAGTTCACCGTCGCGGACGCCGACACGATCGACAACACCGACGGCACGGACACCAGCGGCAGCACGCTGATCGTGACCTGGCTGGCGGTGGGGTGATGCGCGCCGACCAGCGCTGGTGGCGCACCGCTGCCGGCAGCCTGGTGGCGGACGGGCACCCCGAGGGCGCGAGCCTGGCCTACGCCCCAGGGGATGAGATTGCCCCGGCCGACCACGACAAGCTGCGCATCCCCGAGCCCGAGCCGGCGGTCGAGGGGCCGCCCGCGCCGAAGCGCCGGGCGCCGGCGGCGAACAAGCGCCGCACCGCGACCAGCGACAAGTAAAGGGGGTGATGGGCCGTGCCGATCATCCTGAGGGCGCCGGTGCGCCTGGCGGCGGAGTGCCGCACCCTGGCGGGCGAGCTGGCCAACGCCAGCAGCGTGGCCCTGACGGTCACCCTGCCCGACGGCACCACGGTCTCCCCGACCGTGACCAACCCGCCGGCTGAGACCGGCCTGTACACCCACGACTACGTCACCGGGCAGGCCGGCCGGCACGCGGTGTACTGGACGTTCACCGGCCCGCCGGGTGCCGTCGCCGACACGTTCGACGTCCGCCCGGCGGACCCGCCGGCGATCCTGTCGCTGGCGGATGCCCGAGCACACCTAAACATCACCTCGGCGCGGCATGACGAGGAGCTGCGCGGGTGGATCGAGACGACCACCCAGTGCGTTGAGCACTTCGTGGGCGCCGTGGTGCGCCGCACCGTGACCGAGCTGCACACCGACGTCCCCCCGGCCGGTGCGCGCGCCATCGCGCTGCGGGGCGGGCCGGTCATCGAACTGACAGGCGCGGAACGGCTGGACGGCACCGCGGTGGACACCTCGGGCTGGGACGTGGACGAGCACGACCTGGTGCGGCGGAGAGACGGCGGCAGGATCACCGGCCCCGTCCGCTTCGTGTACCTCGCGGGGCGACCGGTGATGCCGGCGAACATCGCCTCGGCGGCGCGGGTGATCCTGCAACACCTGTGGCGCACCCAGCACCCCGCCTCCAGCGGCCGGCCCCAACTCGGGGCGGATGACTACGCGGTGACCGAGCCGATCGCCGGCATCGGCTACGCCATCCCCAACCGGGCGCTGCACCTGCTGGAGCGGCACCGGAACGCGCCGGGGGTGGCCTGATGGCGACCTCGGCCGTACCGGACGCGCTCGGCGCACTGGTGGAGATCCTGCGCGCCGCACCGGGCCTATCCGGTGTGGTGGTGCACGACGGCTACCCGGGCGCCGACCTGGAGGATCCTGACGTGCTGGTGGTCGGCTGGTCTCCCGAGAACGACACAGCGGTCGAGATGCGGCAGGACTTCAACGCCGCCGGCGCCCGCACCCGGGATGAGGACTTCGACGTGCTGTGCTGGCTCCAGTCCTGGAGCGGAGACGGCGACGCCGGCGCGCTGGGCGAACGGCGGGCCCGCGCCTTCGGGCTGCTGGCCGAGGTGGAGAACGCGCTACGCGCCACCAACGAGGCGCCGATGGCGCCGACGTTGAACGGCACGGTGCTGTGGGCGCACCTGACGGCCGGGCAGGTGCAGCAGACCCGCGGCTCGGACGGCGCCACCGTCAGCGTCGCGTTCCGCGTCTCGTGCCGAGCCCGCATCTGACCTTCGAGGAAGAGGAGAACCCGCTGTGGCCGAGGTGCGTTTCATCGGCTCCACCGCGCACATCGTGCCGTGGCTGGGCCGCACCGTCCAACCCGACGAAGTCGTGACCGTGCCCGACGACCAGTTCGACGCCTACGTGTGTCAGCCCGCTCTGTGGCAGCCGGTCGCCGAGCCCGCCCCGGACGCCGAGCCGGCGCCGTTGATGAAGCCCGCGCCACGTCGGCGCGGCGGAAAGAGTGGTGACTGATCATGGCTATCGGGTCCGGGCTCGGCGCCCAGGTCGGGATCGCCGCCGAGTCCTCCTACGGCGTCTACACCGCGCCGACCAGGTTTGTGGAGTTCACTTCGGAGGGACTGAAGTTCCAGAAGACCACCGCCCAATCCAGCGGGATCGCGGCCGGCCGGCTGGTTGACCGCAGCTCTCGCCGTGTGGTGACCACGGTGGGCGCCGCCGGCGAGCTGGCGATGGAGGTGTTCACCCGTGGGATGGGCGTGCTGTTCCAGGCGCTCATGGGGTCCACGGTCGCCCCGGAGCAGCAGGAGGAGACCGACGCCTATCTGCAAGAGCACCTGCTGGCCGACACGTTCGGCAAGAGCCTGACGGTCCAGAAGGGCGTGCCGCTGACCACCGGAGTGGTGTCGGACTTCTCCGTGCTCGGCTGCAAAATCATCTCGGCCGAGTTCTCGTGCGAGGTCGGCGGGATGCTCACCGTGTCGTTCGAGCTGGACGGCAAGACGGTGGACGAGACACAGACCCTCGCCGCCCCCAGCTATCCGCCCATGGCGCCGTTCCACTTCGGGCAGATGACCCTGCGCACCGGCGTGCACGGTGCGGAGGTGGCCCGCTCCGGCATCCGCAAGGTGTCGGTGAAGTTCGAGCGCCCGCAGGCGACGGAGCGCTACTACGCCAACGCGGGCGGGCTGAAGGCCGAACCGATCAGCAACGACAAGGTCAAGATCACCGGATCGTTGGAGACCGACTACACCGAAACGACGTTGGCCGACCTGTTCGTGTCCGACGCGGCCACGTCGATGGTGTGGGAGTTCGCCGGCGCCGAGATCGACGAGGACTACCCGGAGCTGTTCCGCATCACGCTGCCGGCGATCCACCTGGACGAGTCCACCCCCGTGGTGGATGGCCCCGACGTCGTCAAGCCGAACTTCAGCTTCACCGGGCTGGACGACGGGGTGAACCCGATCCGGCTGGACTACCAGTCCACCGATACCACTCTCTGAGCCCGCCGTGGCCATCAGGGATGTGCGAGTGCTGGGCACCGGTCAACTCCTAGAACTGGACCGGAAGTTGCGGGCGGCGGGCGGGGCGCGACTGGAACAGTCCTTGCACCGCAGGGTGCGCCGCGCGGCCGAGCCCGTACACCGCGAGCTACAGCGGGCGATCCGCACCAACCCGATCCGTGGGCAGGGCGGTGGCCGCACCCGGCGCGGTGGCGGGCGGAACGGGCGCGCGCACCGCGTGGCGGGCCTTAGGGAGTCCATCGCCCGCGCGATCCGAATCGAAGTCCGCAACCGGGCCGGCCGTCCCGGCGCCCGGCTGTGGATCGACCGGGGCCGCCTCCCGATCGATCAACGCTCCCTGCCCGACCGGATCGAAGACGGCAGGTGGAGGCACCCGGTGTTCGGCAACCGCAAGCGCTGGTCCACCCAGCATTCCCGCCCGTGGTGGGGGCCGACGATCCGCCGAATGGAACCGCACATGCGCCGCGAGATCGCGCGCGTGTTGGACGACACAGAACGCCGCATCCGCGGCTGACCAACGATAGAGGGGACAGCATGATCCTGATCTACGAGCCGGCCGACCAGCCGGCCGAGCGCTACGACCTGGACGACCTTGGCGCGATCGAGGCCGAGGCCATCGAGCGCGTCACCGGCAAGACCTGGGCCGAAGTGGAACAGGCGCTCCAGCAGCAGTCGCCCACGGCGCTGCGCGCCTGCCTGTGGGTCTGGCACAAGCGCAAGACCCCTTCCTTGCGGTTCTCCGACTTCGACGTGCCGGGCTGGCGCAAGCGGCTGAAGGCGCGGATGAGCACCGGCGAGGTGGCCGAGACCGTGGCGGCCGTGCAGCGGGAGTACCCCGAGGACACCCCGGACTTCGCCCAGGCGCTGCGCGAGCTGCGCTTCCTGGCCGAAGACCCCGCCGACGTCCAGGCAGCCCTGGACGGCCAAGGCCCAAAAGAGGCCCTGCCGGCGGCATAGGTGAACAGCGGGAGCGCTACCGCTGGCTGCTGGCGCACCTGCTGCACATTCGCCCCTGGGAGATCGCCCGGCTGACCAGGGGCGAGTTCGCCTCGGCCATCGCCTGGATCGATCGGGAGCTGGCCAACCACAACAACTGAACAGCAGATACGGGGGTGCGCGGTGGCGTCCATGGTGTTCACCCTCGTCGGCAACGACCGCCTTTCCCGTGTCCTGCGGGGCGCGGGGCAGGCCGCCGTCGGACTGCACCGCCGCCTGGACTCGATGGGCATGGGCGCCTCGGCGCTGACGAAGGTGGCCGGCGCCGGTGTGCGGGCCACCGCCACCATCGGGAAGATCGGCGCCGCGGCCGGGTCGGCCATCGGCCCGGTTTCGGGTCTGGCCGCGACGCTGGTGCAGATCGCCCCAGCCGCCGGTCTCGCCGCGACCGCCACGCTGATGGTGGCCACTGCCGGCGGCGCGCTGGCCATCGGCATGTCCGGCGTCGGGGACGCCATCACCAACGCGTTCGCCACTGGCGAGGGCAGCGCGGAAGCCTACGCCGAAGCCCTCGCGCAACTCACCCCGTCCGCCCGCCGGTTCGTCGGCGAGCTGCGCGGCATGAAGCCCGCCTTGGATGCGCTGAAGGAAAGCGTCCAAGAGAAGCTGTTCACCGGCATGGACGTGGCGCTGCGCACCGCCGCCGACACCACACTGCCCATCTTCCACAACGCTCTGACCAACAGCGCCGGGGCCCTGTCCCTGATGGGCCGCAACGTCCTCAACACCGCCACCGGCCTGGGCAAGTCCGGCGCGCTGGGTACCGCCCTGTCCCACGCCAACGAGGGTCTGTACAACCTCTCCGGGCTGCCGGCCACGATCGTGCAAGGGCTGGTGCAGATCGGCGCCGCCGCTGGCCCCAGCTTCGCGCGGCTGACCGCCGCTGGCGGCGATGCCCTCGCGCGGTTGCGGGATCGCATGACGGCGGCGTTCGAGTCCGGCGCGATGCAGTCCGCGATCGAAGGCGCGATCGACCTGATCCGTGAACTCGGGGTGGTCGGCGGCAACATCGGCCAGATCATCGGCAACATCTTCGGGGCCGCCGCCGTCGACGGCGGCGGCTTCGTGATCGCGCTCCAGCACATCACCGGCGCGCTGGCCGAGGTCACCGCCTCCCCCGCAGTCCAAGGCGGCTTGGCCGCCATGGCGTCGGTCATGACGCAACTCGGGGTCTCGGCCGCGCCGCTGCTGATCTCCGCGGTCGAAACTATCGGGTCGGTGTTCACCGTCCTGGGCCCGCCGGTTGAGCGCCTGATCGTCGCCCTCGGGGATGCGCTGGCCCCGGTCCTGGACCAGGTCGGCGGACTGCTGGTGTCCGGCGCTGGCGCTCTGGGCGGGCTGCTGGACGCCGTCTCCCCCCTTCTGCCGGGCGTCGGCCTGCTGGTGTCGTCCCTGGGTGCCGCGCTCGGCCCGGTGCTGACCGCGCTCGGCCCCCTGCTGGGGGCCCTGGCCGGATCGCTGGGGCAGATCTTCGCCGCGCTGGCGCCGGTGCTGCCCTCAGTCGGGCAGCTCGTCGCTTCGCTCGGCAGCGCGCTGACCCCGATCGTCGCCGCGCTCGGCCCCGTCCTGGCATCGGTGGCCGGCGTCATCGGTGTGCTGGCCCAGGCCCTCACACCGCTGCTGCCGATCCTCGGGGAACTGATCGCCTCCCTGGGGCCGATCCTCACCCCGATCATCACTGCCGTGGGCACCGTCCTTGGCCAGCTCGCCCCACTCATCACGCAGTTGGCGACCGTGATAGGCAGCGCCCTCCAACCCGTACTGGCCGTACTCCCGGGAGTGCTGGACCCGATCCTGGCAGCGTTCACCGAGCTGACCGGCGTGCTCGTGCCGATCCTCTCCGAACTGCTGACCGCGCTCACCCCCAGCATCCATTCCCTGGGCGTGACACTGGCCGATCTGCTGGTCGCCCTCTCCCCGGTCATCGAGGCCGGGATCATGTTCCTGACCCAGGTGCTGGAGCGCTCCCACCCGATCCTGACCCGCATCATCGGCCTGATCAGCGCCCTGGCAACCGAGTTCTCCGATCACCTGGCGCGCGTCGTGAACAACGTCGTGATGCCCGCCTGCCAGATGATCGTCAGCCTCCTCAAGGGCGATTTCTCTGGCGCCTGGGACGCCGCCAAGCAGGTCGTCAGCGGGTTCGTCTCCACCGCCGTCGCGATGTTCAAGGGCCTTCCAGGCAAAGCATGGTCCGCGCTGGCCAGTCTCGGAAGCAAAGTCGCGGATCGGATGGTCTCAGCCGGAGACCGGATGGTCTCAGCCGCCAAAACCAAGATGGCCACCGTGGTGTGGGAAATACGAGCGCTGCCCGGCAAAGCCCGCTCCGCCCTGAGCAACATCGGAACCACCCTCGTGAACATCGGAAAGAACCTGGTGCGAGGGCTTTGGAGCGGTATCCAGTCCATGGGCTCGTGGATCAAGGACAGAATCAGCAGTTGGGCGTCCAGCGTCATCCCCGGCCCCATCAAGAGCGTGCTGGGCATTTTCAGCCCCTCGCGGGTGATGCGCGATCAGGTCGGACGGATGATCCCCGCTGGCATCATCGCCGGTATCACCGACGGCGCACCTGCGGTTGACCGCGTGATGCGGGACCTGGTCGAAGTGCCCGACGCCGCCATGCCCGCTGCGGTCGGCATGCGACGCGGCGGGGCCGGCGGTGGCACCACGGTGAACATCAACGTGACGGGGGCGCTGGACCCCACGGCCGTGGCCCAGCAGATCCAACGCATCCTCCTGGGCCTCAAGCGCAACCAGGGCGTCAACGTGACGCTGGGAACCGCTTAGGACTCCTTCTCGTCACGCCGTAGCAGTTTGAGTGCGGTAGGTCGGGACATCACATGGCGGACGAGAAGGGCGACTTTGTTTGCGGAGAGATCGTCGAACCTACGTGCATCTTGCATGGCTTCAGCGAGAGTATCGGTCGCCATGTCTGCCGCAAGGTCGGCGATTTGTTTAGCCTCAATGGCTCGCTCCAATTCCTTGACGCTCTCCGCAACTGGCCCGGGGTCGGTGACCACCGCATACGCACCGGGCGGGTCCTCGCCCCAGACCTCCACGACAGCGGGGTGCCCCGCGTAGCGCTCTTCGGCCTTAGTGAGCCACCCATTCAGTACGTGGCGGCCAAAAGAATGCGCTGAGGCCGTCCAGGTTTCCGATCCACTCTGAACGGGCTTTTCCCAGCCGGTCTCGGCGTTTGCGATCGTCGGGACACGAATTTCGTATCGGTAATCCATAACAGCCCTTCTTGCGGTCAAGGTGTTGACCACTCTATCGGTGAACGTCTTGACCAGTCAAGCCGTTGACCAGCAGCTAGTGAGGTGGCCATGACACGACTCGTGGTGCAAGCGGCGTTCGGCCACACCCTGTCCGACCCCATGGTGCTGATGGGGCGGGAGGATCTGATCCTGCCCCAGCAGTACCCGGCGGGCGTGCTCACGTGGACCGACCTGACCGCCCGCGCCGACATCCATACCAGCGGGGTGCGCATCACCCGGGGCGCCGCCGACGAACTCTCCGACGTCCAGCCCGGCACCCTGACCCTCAGCCTGGATAACCAGGACGGGGCTCTGACCCCCGGCAACATCACCTCCCCCTATTGGCCGCACGTCGTCAAGAAGGTCCCGATCCGGCTGGGCGTGGTCACCCTTGAAGGGAAAAACCACCTGACCAATCCGAGCTTCGAGGGCAACTCCATTCGGGGCTGGTACCGGGGCAACCCCCCGAACTCCGCTATGCAGATCAGCGCCGCCGACTCCAGCCCCGTCCACCACGGCATCCGCCCCCTGCGCATCAACTGGGCCACCACCGGCGTCAACATGGTGTGCACCGAGGCGTATGGGTTGACCATCGGCCAGACGTACACCGCCTCGGCGTTCGCCTACGTGGAGACCGGCCGCCCGCCCATCCGGCTGTCCATCGCCGACGGCCCCACCGGTATCCCAACGGCGGGCAACGACACGTTCGAACGCATCACCGTCACCTTCACCGCCACAGCCGCCGCCCACACCCTGCGGGTCACCACCACCGCCGCCCCGCCAGCATCCGGCGACCGCTGCTGGATCGACGCCGTCCAAGTCGAAGAAGGCCCCGTCGCGACGGAGTTCGATCCCGAGCCGGCACAGGTCCATTCCCGCGGACTGTGGGTCGTCAACGAATGGCCTACCGGATGGGACGGGCTGCACGCCGTCAGCGGCGTCACCGCCACCGACTTGTTCAAACCCCTGTCCCAGCAACCGGCACTGCATCCGATGCTCGCTGAAGAGGTGCTGCTGCGCCAGCCCGCCGCCTACTACCCGATGACCGAGCCCCAGGACTCCACCACCGCTGGCGACATCGCTGGCCTGGGCGCAGGCCCGCTCACCGTCACACTGGCCGGCGTCGGCGGCACACTGACCTTCGGGGAAGAAGACGGGCCCGGCCGCCTCCCCTGGGCGCTGTTCGCCCCCGCCAACGCGACCAACGGCCGCTACCTGCGCGCCGACCTCGGCCGCACCCTGGCCGACCAGACCTTAGCCACCGGAGAGTTGTGGATCGAGGTGTGGTTCGCCACCACCGCAACCGACCGCGTCATCTTCGGCCTGGCATCCGATGACCGCCAACAGCAGTTGATCTTCAGCCTGGAAGCGATCAGCGGCCGGCTACGGATCCAGTCCACCGCGCTGGGCGCGGACGGCTTCACCACCGGCGCCTTCGGCCCGGCACTCAACGACGGGCTGCCGCACCACATCGTGTTCGACCAGGCCGGGTTCGCCGTGTGGATCGACGGATCCTACGCCGTCGCCGCCCACGACCTGCGCCAACTCCAACATCTCCAAGTCGGCGGCTGGAACGGCGCCCGCCTGTGGTCCGGCACCATCGCACACCTGGCCCTGCACTCCCCGCCATCCGGCGGCGCCCCCAGCTGGTACACCGACCACTACAGCGTCGGCATGACCGGCAAGAACGGCGAGCCCGCCAACACCCGCGCGGCCCGTATCGCCGCCTACGCCGGCATCGGATTGGACGCGGCCGGGGCGGTGTTCGAGGGCATGGCCCCCCAATGGGCCCTGGGCTCCACCGCGCTCACCCACCTCCGCGAGATCGAGGCCACCGAGGGTGCCCGGCTGTTCGCCTCCCGCGACGTCGCCCGCCTGGTGTTCCAGTCCCGCGACGTGCGCTACAACCCCACCCCCGCCATCGAACTGGACTACGCCGACCTGAACACCGGCGGCGTAGACCTGGCCGACGACGACCAGAAACAGGTCAACGACGTCACCGTCGAGCGGCCCGAGGGCACCACCCAGCGCGTCATCGACCCCACCAGCATCACCCGCTACGGCCCCTACGCCCAACAGGTCACGCTGTACAAAGACACCGATGCCGGCGCGCTGGCAGCCGCCCAGTGGGCGGTACACCGCTACGCCGACCCCCCGGCCGAACTTCGGCAGGTCCCCATCGAAGCCAGCACGATGCCGCTGTCGGTCTATCGGACGCTGCTGACCGCCGACATCTCCACCGCCATGACGGTCACCAACCTGCCTGCACAGGCGCCGATGCCCACTGCCACGGTCACCATCGAGGGCTACACCGAAACCATCACCCACAACCAACACCACCTCGACTTCCACACCAGCCGGACCGACGCCGACACCGTCTGGGTCCTGGAGCATCCCGTGCACGGCGTGCTCGACACCACCACCCGACTCGCCTACTAGGAGGCCCCGCGTGCCCCCCGTGATCCGCGCGGAGACGTTCTACACCCCGCCCCCGCACCTCGACGCCGACGTCTGGACCCAGGTGCCCGCCGCCGAGCTGGTCATCGAGTGGTTCGAGCAGCGTGCCCAGCGCCGCGTCCCCCGCCCCACCGAGACCGTTCACACCTCATGGTTCGCGCGGATCGACGCCGGCCGCTGGATCGCCGAATGCACCTGCGGCAGCGCACAGGTCATCTCCCCAACCGACCCGCGCTTCTACTGCGTCATCTGCTACACCGGCTGGGTACCGCTCACCGTCCCCGACGACATCGACGCCACCGAAGCCGCCGTGTCCGACCGGCCCACGCGTGAGCAATTCTGGTGGCACCCCGAGGACCCAGCCCGCCCCCGCCCGCCGGTCATCCCACCCGGCCCCGACGAAGACCACTAAGAGGGGGGACTCATGGCGTTCGCACCCCGCACCTGGGTCGTCGGCGAAATCGTCACCGCCAGCCAGCTGAACGAGGAGATCCGCGACCAGTTCAACGCCCGCCAGGTCCGCCTCGTCGAGCAGATGACAGACATCACCATCACCACCAACACCACCCCCCAACCCACCGACCTCGCCTGGGACGTCGACGCCGGCGGCGTCTACTACTACTGGGCCAGCCTCTCCTACAGCGCCACGCCGAACTCCGACTTCCGCTGGAACTGGAGCCTGCCGGCCGGCAGCGGTTCCTCCCGCAGCATCGTCGGATTCGACCCCGCCAACGCCGCCGCCGGCGTCGGCACCGGCGGCGCCGTACTCCTGCGCCGCCCCGCACCCGGCACCCAAATCATCATCGGCGGCAAGGACAACAACAACCCGCCCGGCGACTTCCGCATGGGCATCGACCAAGGCGTCATCACCATCGGCGCCACCCCCGGCACCGCCCGAGTCCAAGTCGCCCAAGGCGCCAGCCACGCCGAACAGACCATCTTCCGCGCCCAGTCCACCGTGCTCTACCAGCGCATCGGATAACCAGCCGCCCCCCGCTCCACCAACCCGAGGACCACCACGGCCCCGGGCACACCGCCATGCCCAGAAGGGAGCACCATGGACTTCGTCAGCCGCGCCCAATGGGGCGCACCCGCCACTTCACCGGCCGCTGCCCTGGCCACCGCCAAGGGCGTCGCCGTGCACTGGCTCGGCGCCACCTACACCCCCCGCGACCACGCCGAGTGCGCCGCCTACGTCCGCTCGATCCGCGCCTCCCACCTCGCCAACAAGGTGGAGAACTACCTGGACATCGCCTACAACCTGCTGGTCTGCCACCACGGCTACGTCTACGAAGGGCGGGGCGTGCGGAAGCGGTCCGGCGCCAACGGCACCACCACCGCCAACGCCAACCACTACGCGGTGTGCGCCCTGTGGGCCAAGAGCAGCGGGCCCCCGCCGGACGCGCTGAAGGCGGGACTGCGGGACGCCATCGACTACCTGCGCGACCGAGGCGCCGGCAACCAACTCACCGGCCACCGCGACCACCGCGCCACCGAATGCCCCGGCGACGCCCTGTACGCGTGGGTCCGCGCCGGCGCCCTCCGCCCCGGGCCGACCACCCCGCCTGCGACCGAACAGCCCAAGGAGGGCCGGCCCATGGACCGCTACTACGAGAAGTCGAAGCCGCTGACACTCAAGCCCAACGTCTGGACCACGGTGACGTGGGATCGGGTGCACGTGCAGGGCACGGGGTGGAACGAGAAGAAGGCGGAACAGACCCTCCTCAAGGGGGCGCACGCCTTCATTCTCGGCGTCGGGTTCCGCGTCGACGGCATGGAGCGCGGCGAGGAAGTCCAGGTGCGGATCGCCCGGAACCACCGGAAAGGCGGCGAGGACTGGAAGCGGGCGAAGTCCTGGCCGATCGGGTCGCCCGTGCAGTCGGGCGGCCGGGGGCACTTCGTGCACACCTGGCCCGGGATGCTGCCCGGCACCGACGACAACCGGCTCGTCGTGGACCTGCTGAACGTCACCACCCGCGACCTGACCGTAGACGAACTGGTCGCCAGCCTCCTGGCCTGGCCGGCGTGAGAGGAACCGACATGACGACCTGGACCTTCTGGCGCGCCCCCCTCGAACGCGCCGTGCGCACCGCCGCACAGACGCTCGTCGCGCTCCTCGGCGCGGGCGCCGTGGATCTGCTGTCCGTGGACTGGCCGGCAGCTCTGGCGACCGCTGGTGGTGCGGCGCTCCTCGCGGTGCTCACCGCGGTGGCGACCCCCGGCGGGCCGGGTGTCACCGAGACTCCCACGCCGGCGGCGCGGCGGGATCTGCCTCGGGGGGTGTGATGTTGGTGGCGGCCCGGCGGCGGCTGGGTCGCCGTGGCGCGTATCTGATGGCGGCCGGCGTCGGTTGGGCGCTGTATGGGGTGGGGATCCTGTTGGACCCGCGCCCTGGGACTGTTCGTTCGGCGGTGGTGCTGGCGCATCTGCTGCCGCTGGAGTGGTGGGGTGGTCTATGGGTGGGGTGCGGCATGGTGGCGGTGGCGATGGCCTGGGCGGGGGCCGCAACATGGGCGGGCGCGGCGGCCCGGCTGGTGATCGTCGCCGGCTGGCCGGAGCCCACGCCCGTGCCGGTGGTGCGTGGTGAGTGACGGCGGGTGGGTCGGCATAGTGATCGCCGTCCTCGCCCTCGCCGGGACGGCGTTCACCGCGCGGCAGTCCCGCGCCGCCCAGCGCGAGTCGGCCCGAGTCCCGACGTTCGAAGCCATCACCAGCCGGTTGGACTCCGAGCTGCGGGCCGAACAAGTGCAACGCCGGCTCCTCACCAGCTACGTACTCGACCTGCTGCGCTGGGCCCGCCGCGTCGAACCCGACAGCAAAGCGGGGCCGCCACCGGAACCCCCCGATGACCTCGACCTCACCCCCTGGCGGTGATAACGCCCCCGCTCTCCTTGGGAGGGCGGGGGCGGTTCGCTGTGTCTGGTGTCGGGAGTAGCGCTGTGGCCACGCCATAGGTCACGCTCCGTATCGCACCCTTGACGCTCAAACGTTCTGGGGGGATCGTCGTGCAAGTTGACGTAACCCCATAGACGCGGGAGACCACCGTGGAACTACGGTTCATAGGCGTTGACCCTGACACCGGACAGCAGGGGTCGCCCACTCTGTGGGTGAACAGGGACAACGGTGAGATCGTCATACAAGGATGGCGGCCATCCGAGGAGTTGGAGACGACGTGCGCCGAGAACCCGGCACCCGGCCATGCTCAAGGCATACCGCCGCACGAAGCAGTCGTGCGAATCCCGCCCCGCATGGTGCCGATGCTCAGGGAGGCGTGTGATGTCGCAGAGCGAACCGGGTTTTCTTGATCTGCTGGCTGGCACTCAGCGCACCGCGATGCACCTGGAGATGCGCGACGTCTACGGCGTGGGTGACGAAGCCGCCGACTACGAGCGCTGGAAACGCACTGGCGAACGTGACAGCGACCCTGCGTCGGAGTACTGGGCCCCGTGGGTACGCCTGATCGGCGAGACGGTGGCGCGGGGCGTCTCCATGCGGCGCGCTCGGGTCGTCTCAGAACCGGTGAGTGACTACATCCGCTATGAGCACGCCGGCGCGGTGGTGAACGTCGCCGCCGGAGAAGACGTGCGCTGGCTGCCACGTCGGCAGGCATCAGATCTGTTGTTGCCTGGGAACGACCTGTGGGTCTTTGACCACGACGCCGTGCTGTTCAACCACTTCGACGGTAACGGCAACTGGTCATCTCCCCAGTGGGAGGTGCGCACGGAATCAGCCCTGGTCAACCAGGTTCGTGCGGCGTTCGAGGCTGTATGGAGCCGTGCCGTGCCACACGCGGACTTCAAGGTCTGACCCCGCCGACGATCTATCGATGCCTGCCAACCCCTCGTCATCCGCTCAGGAAGCACGACAGCTGCTGGCCGGCCGCCTGCGCGACCTTCGACTGGACGCGGAGCTGTCCGGCCGGGAGCTGTCCGTGCAATGCGGCTGGAGCGACGCCAAGACCAGCCGCATAGAGCACGCCCGGACTCCGCCGTCTGATGGCGATATCCGGGTGTGGTGCTCGGCTTGCGGGGCAGAGGGGCAGGCTGCGGAGCTGATCGCTATCAACCGGCGCGCTGATGAGCTGTACGTGCGGTGGAAGAAACTGCACGGTCACGGGATGCGCCGCGCGCAAGAGGATGTTCTGCCGCTGTACGAGCGAACCCGGCATCTGCGGGTGTACGTCTCCAACGTCATCCCAGGCATTCTCCAGACCCAGCAGTACGCGGCGGCCCTGCTGGCAAGGATTGCGGCCTTCCAGGGGACCCCAGACGACTCCACCGAGGCTGCCGCCTCGCGCATCGAGCGTTCCCAGGTGCTTCACCAAGGGCGCCACACCTTTGCCTTCCTGCTGGAAGAGACGGTCCTCCGGTACCGCATCGGGAATGCCGAGACGATGGCCAACCAACTTGGGTACTTGCTGGCCGTGATGGCGCTGCCCAACGTGAGCCTCGGTGTGATCCCCTTCTCCGCCCCTCGGACTCTCTGGCCGCTGGAAGCCTTCTACGTGTTCGACGACAAGCGGGTCAGCTCCGAGCTGCTGTCCGCTGCGGTGAACGTCTCAGCTCCGAGCGAGATCGCCCTTTACACCCGGGCGTTTTCTGAGCTGGCCGACATGGCCGTCTACGGGGGCAGCGCTCGGCGCCTCATCGTTGAAGCAATCACCTCCCTGGGATGACTTCGTGCAAATCTGTGTAAGCGCATAGCGGTAGCCGTTGCGCTCTCCCTACGGTCCTTGGCACGACCTCGGCCAGGGAGGCAGGGATGGCGGTGTCTGAGGATGCGCACGACGGTTGGTTGCCCGCTACCGGCGGTCCGGTGCGGGTGCGGGCGGGCCGGTGGTGGGACGCGATCAGGGCGCCGCTGGTGCACGCCTGGGTTGTCCCTGAGTGGGTGGCCCACGTGCCGGCGATCGTGTCCCGGCGGCCCGACCGGCTCACGTGGCTCGTGCCGGTCGGCTGCATCGTCCTGGCTGACCTGCCCGCCGCCGTTGAGCTGTTGCGCGACGGCGAGGACGTGGTGGTCCCGCCGGCGGACGCCTATCGGCAGGCCGCCGGGACCCCGCCCGAGACTCATTGGACGCTGCCGCCGCTCGGCGCCGGCGGGCCAGTGATGGACCCGCCCGATGCGCTCATCCGCGCGTTGCGCGCCGCTGTCGGTGACCGCCACGCGGGGGTGCCGGCATGATCCCCGCCAGGCCGCTCCCGGAGTGGATGCCGTCCGAGGCTGCGGGCGCGGCCGTGCTGGAGACCGGACGTTGGTGGGACGCCGTGCGGCAGCGGGATCTCGAAGGGCTGGTCACGGTCGAGGCGTTGCGGCGGCGCGGCCCGGTGATCCGCAACCAGGTCAACGGCACGTTCGCCTGGCTGATCCCGATCGGCGCCGCCGACGGATGGTCCCTGCCAGACCATACCGAGGTGTTGAGCGGCGGCCGGCGGCTCGCCGTCCCCGCCGCGTCCCTCGTCCACACCGCGTGGACCGGCGGGCTGGGCGTCGCAGGCCCGGCCACCAGCTGGTACGTCCGCCCCGAGGGGGACTGCCTGACCGACCCGGACGCGCTCCACCGCGCCCTGCACGTGGCGGCCGCCGCGCCCCGCTGAACCCCTGCTGCCACCTGGACCCTGACCCTGGGGAGGGTCCCACCAGCTGGCAGCAGGACCGCCCGCCCTGCGGCTGGCCCCCCGTCAGTCGCAAGGCGGGCACCCACCCCCTCCGGCGTCACCCCCTGTCCGCCGGAGAACGCCTGCCCGCAGCCGGCCCCCACCGCACGCTGCGGGCAGGCACCCCCACCCCGTCACCCGAGGAGTAGCGCATGACCGCTGATATGGACGACGACCAGCTGATCGCCAACGTCCGCGCCGTAGCGGCCAACAACGCGGCGGCCCGCGACCCGGAACGCAGCCCCGAGGAGCGAGAGCTGGCCGAGCGGTTGGCCGCCGGGTTCGCGAAACGCCTCACGACGTCAACAGACAAGCCGGACGACGCCGCGAGCTGACTCCCGCGCTGGGATGGGCGCGGGCGGTGGGTGGGTCTCCTCCTCGGGCGCGGCGGAGAGCCCACCACCCGGTCCCTGCCCGCCGTGTACGTGGTCACGGCGGGCAGGGGCACGGCAGCGCCCCCCAGCAACCCACACGGGTTGCTGGGGGGCGCTGTTCGCGTTCAGGCGGGCTGCTGGGTGGGGCAGGCGATCGTGGGTGCTGCGGGCTCGGGCGTCGGGGTGGTCTCGGTGTTGGCGAGTTGGGGTGTGCCGAGGATGAGTGCGGCGAGGAATAGGGCCATGGCAGTGGGGTAGTTGGTGTGTTCGGTTTGGTTGTTCATCAGATCCCCTTGGCGGTGTTGGGCGGGCAGAGATCCCCTCACCACGAGTCCAGCGAGTCGATCTCGCTACAACCAGGTGGGGATGACTGCACGCGCCCCCTCACCACTCATAGGCGGGGGTGACTGCACGGGCTCAGTGGCGGCAGGTCCATCCGCCGTCGGGGGTGCGGGTGCAGGGCTGGCCGCAGCTGCGGCAGGTGGGCGGGCGGGCGATGGGGTGGGGGAAGCGGGGCAAGGGCATGATGGTGGACTCCGTTCCAGGGTTGGGGCGGTGCCCCGGGCCGGCCGGTCGCCTGGCAGTGATGCGGCCGGCCCGGGGGGTCACAGGGCGTGGTGTCGGGCGGTGGTTTCGGCGGGGTTGCGGAGGGTGAACGCGCCCTGAGCCCACTCCTCTACCGTCGGGTCTGTAGGTGTAGCTGTAGTTCCCTGACCTGCGGGACTACGCCCCGAGAGGGGGTCTGGAAGGGGCGGGGGAGGGGGCAGGTGGTGCCGGTAGATGCCGGTGTTCACCCCCACGCCCTTCACCCGGACCGAGTCGGTGATGGTGATGTCGAGGCGGCCGGCCCAGGCGCGCACGGTGGTCGTCGTCCACTCCCCGGGCAGTTGCTCGCCGAGTGCCTGGGCGAGGGTGGAGAGGTGGATGCGGTCCGCTTCGCCGAGCACGGCGTAGACGGCGGCCAGCACCTCGTCGTCGTCCACGGCCGGCGCCGGCGGGCGTGCGGCGTGGGCCGCCGTGTGGGCGGCGGCGTACCAGCCGACGGCGCCAGGGATCGCCGTCCACGGGGCGGCGGTGAGGGTGCCCACGCCAGCCGTGACGATCAGGTAGCAGCCGCCGAGGGTGCCGGCGGCGCGGGCGGCGCGGAGGCGCCACAGGGCCCACACCGCGCGGTACCCGGTCGGCCCCGGCCGCGGCTTCTTCGCGTCCTCCTCGGACTCCCCTTCCGGCAGAGCGGGTTGGGGGAGTTCGGCGGGCCACTGCCAGGTTGCCCACTGGCGGGCCAGCAGGATCGTGCCGTCGCGGAGGATGCCGGCCGGTTCGGTGAGGGCGGGCCCCGGGCCGGTCACAGCAGTCCCCCGAGCGCGTCACCGATCCCGTTCGCGGCTGGCGCGAGGGCGACCGCCGCCCACCCGGCGATCGAGTCGGCCAACCCCAGACTGACGCCGGTCAGCAGCCCGAGCACGATGTGGAGCCAGGGGCGGCGGCCCCAGACGAGCAGCGCGACCAGGGCGACCGTGCACAGGATGACGACCATGTTCCCGCCAGGCGTCAGCGCGTCCGCGTACTGGCGGGTGACCTCGGGGCTGGCCGAGCCGGTGCCGTGCTCCAGGGCGACGTCCCCGGTCTCGGTGGTGCCCCACAGGGCCCAGCCGGCGGCACCGCCGAGGAGGCCGCCGCCGGTGAGGATCAGCAGCATCCCGTACAGCGTGCTGCCCAGGTAGGGCAACAGCGCCTTGACCCGGTGGCCGTCGCGGATCCACCAGCGGATCAGCATCACGACCAGGATGGACAAGCCGACGGTCACCGAGCCGAGGGTGACGACCATCGGCGGAGAGGAGAACTCGGTCATGGGGTGCCCCCGAAGTGGATGAGCAGCGCGACGGCCGCGCTGGCGAGGGTGGTGATCAGGGCCCAGCCGAGAAGAGGGCGCAGCAGCTCGGGGAACAGCGCGGCCAGCACGCCACCGGCGGCGACCATGGCGAAGACGAAGAACACGCCGGCGGTCATGACGCCACCGCCTCGACGGCTCGGTCGAGCTGCGTGCGGATGCGCTGCGCGCGGGGCTGCCCGATGCGCAACTCCCGCTGCAGGATGCGCAACCCGGCTGGCCGGCCGTGGGCGGCCAGGTGTGCATCGTCGATGTCGCGCGCCTGGTCCAGCAAGGGGTCGGGATCCAGGTCGTCCTCGTCGTCGTCAACCGCATCCGGATGCGCATCCGGGAGGGGATGTGGCTGTTCATCGGCCGGGGCGGGCCGTTCCGGCTCCTCGTGCTGCGCGTCGCCCGGGTACGCATCCCGGGGTGCATCCGGCTGCATCTCGGGGGCGCCGGCGGGCGCTTCGATGGCGTGCTTCCGCCGTCGGATGACCATCTCGGCCTGAACTTCCGAGCACGGGATGCCGTGCTCGGTCGCGATGGACGCGACGAGGGCGGGGTGCGCATCCGGATGCGCATCCGCGACGAGGGCAACCGCATCCGCTGGATGCATCCGCCGCAACTCCGCACCCGCGAGTGCACGCGGGCTCTCGCCGGCCGGGTGCGCTTCGGGAAGCGCCCACGGCGAGGGCAGGTCGAGCGCGAGCAGCTGCGCGGCGCCGAGGCGGGCAGCCAGCTTTTCGAGGAACCGGCGCTTCTGCTCGGGGTTGGTGGCGACGCCAGAGCGAGCCACGGCGCGGGACAGACGCCGCTCGACACGCCCTCGCCGCCGGCGGGCCCGCTCCGGCAGCTGCCCCAGGCGGTCTACATACTCAACGGCGCGGTCGGTCCACCGGTCGCGGGTAATCTGCGCGGCGTCGCGGTTGCGGGTGGCGACGCCGAGGCGGGACAGGGCCCGCTCCCGCAGGTCCCGGCCAAGCACCGCGAGGAGCCCGTGGCTGGCGGACTCCGGGCGGGCGTGCCGGATCTCGATGCCCATCGCGAGGTGCCACAGCAGCGCGGCGAGGATCGGGCCGAAGAACGCGCGCACGGTGCCCCCCACGGCCCCGCCCTCGGCGAAGGCCGGGATGATCTGCACGCCGCTGATGACCCACACCAGCAGGCCGGGGGTGCCCGGAGAGCCGGTGTCGTTAAGGGACTGGCGGGCCATCAGGGCGCACGCCAGGAGGGCGAGTTCTCCGGCCGCGAACAACGCGGCCCGCTCAGGGGTGCTGACCATGTCGAGCCAGTGGGCGGCGAACCGCCAGGACGTGTCCCCCGAGTAGGCGGTGCAGCCGGCCGCCGCCACGGCGGTTACCACCACGGCCGCCGGCGTACCGGCCAGCCGTCGGCGCAGCACGCCCACGGCAAGCGAGGCCAGCCACAGCGCGGTGACCGCCACGACCGCACCAGCCGCCCACAACGGCCACTCCGCCGGCAACGGGGGCAAGGTCGGGTTCACCGCGCACCACCACCCTCGCCCGGGAGGCGGTACGGCTCGTAGGTGGCCGGGTACTCAGTCTCGGCGAGGCGGCTGATCAGCTCGGCCTCCTCGCCCCAGCTGAGCAACTGCCGATCGGCGGCCAAGCGGCGCAGCGTCTCGCGGGCGATCACAACGCGGACCTGACGCAGCTGGTTGGCCGCCGCCTGGTCCTCCGGGCGGGCGGGCAGCGGCACGTCCAGCACATCGTGCACGGCCAGCAGCAGCTCCCGCAGCCCTTCGGGCAGCTTGTCGGGACCGTTCACCGCCGACCACCGCCCCGCAGAGCGCGGCCAGCGACCAGCACGGTGGCGAGGGTGGTGGTGCCGCTGGCGCGGCGGATGATGCCCACCGCGACAACGCGGCGGGGGGAAGGGGTGCGCGAGGGCGCGCCCATGGGAAGATCCATGGTGCCGTCTCCTTGGGCTAATCAGGGAGTTCGGTACTGGGTCGGGCGGCGCGCGCGCCTCGGGTGTTCCAGCACCCGAGAGCTGCCGTCCGGCCCTCTCTATTCGGTTGTGGTTGGTTCCTGCTTGGGTCGGTTCTGGCGGCGCTTCAGCGCCTTGTCGATGGCCTGCCAGCTGCGGCGCAACTCCTTGGCGACCGCGTAGACGCTGCCCAGCTCGGCCACGCCCTCGGCGAGGGCGTCCTCGCGGCGTTTCGCGGATTGCGAGACCTGAAGTCGGAGCTGTTCCAGCAACTCGTCTTCGGCCCGCACCCGCTGACGCCAGGGTGTGGTATCCAT